ATATAACAGCCTTTAACCAAACCAATATTATATTTTAAAATGGTAAGCCACTTGCTTCTTGCTTTACCTCTTTTGTTTCTTCAGTTCTTTGCATTGGATATTTTAGATTGCCAATGTAAACTGCTTTCTCACCAGCTTCACGTTGTTCTTTTGTTTGGCTGATTTGAATACTCGCATTGTTACCATATTGATCGGCTTCATCATTTAGCCATATCACCACGTTTAAGTATTTCGCACCATTATCAAAAGGTTTACCCTCCTTATTAGTGCTTACAATCTTTGTCTTGTCAATTTTGTTTAGGTCTATTGAACCAGTTAGCATTTTACTCATAGTTTTTTGTTTAAATTATTAATTAATAGAGTACCTTAAAGATAAGGCTTTTACCTGGTTTATTTAGCTTTTTATCGTATCATTATTGGATATTATTGGATATTTATTGTTGATATAAACTTGTTAGCATTAATACTACGATAATCGTTCTTTAATTACATTGCAGTAATCTTTGTTTATTTCGCTACCTATCCAATTTCTTTTTAAATCTTTACATACTTTTGCAGTTGTTCCACTACCCATAAAAGGGTCGTAAATAATATCTTTCTCATCTGTACTGCAAAGTATTGGGGTTTTTATTAGTTCAGTTGGGTAAACTGCAAAATGCTTTTCTTTACTTGGTTTTGTGTTAATACTCCATACACATCTTTTTATTCTGCCTTTATAAGCATTTTTATTTATGTCATCATATTCGTAATCAATAGTACTCAATCCTAAATCTATTTTATGAAAATCATCACTCCAATCATCAATAAAATCTTTTACTTTGTCCCAATCTTCTAATTTTGGATAACTAAACCCACCTATATCTTTTCTAAACCAATGCTCAATAGTAGATAGTTTTATATCTTCAACATTACTAAACAACTCTTTAGCAGTTGTTCTGCTTCTTAAAAAATCAACAAAAAATAAATGTTCGGGTAAATGGTTTCTTTTTTCCAACAACTTCAAACCTCTTTTTTTATTCATCCCTTGCCTTACTTGTTTTTCTTGCTCATCATTCAAGTATTTACTTTCTTGCCTTTTATTTGTCTTACTACTTACTTTTGTTTTACGTTCTTCATATTGGGTATTAAATTTATATTTTTCATTCTTTACGAACATAAAAACACGCTCATAATCATTAACAAATCTATCTTTTGCACTACTCGGTATTGCATTTGGTTTGTGCCAAATTATATCACTTCTACAAATCCAACCATTATCAATCATCATTATTTTAAACCTATCGGGTATTCCTAATAGTGTTTTTCTTTTAATGCTACCTACTTTTTTACTTGCGTAAGTATCGCCAATATTTACAAATAAAATACCATCGGTTTTTAAAACTCTATAAGCATTTGTAAATACTTCTAATAAATTATTTAAGTAATCCTTAAAGCTATCTTCAATACCTATTTGTTTTTCGTTTCCGTAATCCCTTAAATTAAAATAAGGTGGAGAGGTTATGATACTTTGAATAAAATTATCATTCATTTTACTCATAGTTAAATTACAATCTTCGTTATATGTTTTATTTATTTCCATTTTGTCTTTTTAAATCCGTACTAATGCTAACAATGTATATAAGCCATAGAAAAAACGGCTCATATACTAAACGTTTATCCCTATTTTTTAAATATACTAAATTCTTTGCTATACAATCCTAATAAAATGTTTACTTGATTGCGCAATCTAATCCTATTGCTAATATCTTGCATTTGCCCATTTATTTCGCTTTTAAGCCACTTCTTAACTGCTGACAGCTTTGTGTTTAACTCCAAATAAAACTGCTTTGTGTGCTTGTCGCTTGGTGTTTGCTTTAATCCTTCCATAAATTCCAAATAACTATCTCCATAGATTCGTTTTATGCCTTGAATGTAGTTCATTGCATCACCACTTTTAAAATGGTTTGATTCAAAAGATTGAATGTGGATGTTGTGCAGATTAAAACGTATTTGACTGCTACCTCCAGCATGATAAAAATGCCCAGCATTCATCTTGCCAAAGTTTCCAGTAGCAATGCAAGGCTGCCCATTGTCAATGATTCGCACTAACTCATTTATCTTAGGCTGAATCATACTGCTTTTAACTTTGCTTAAACTCATTAGGTTAATCTTTTGCTTTTGATCTTGCAGTCTTTCCTTGTGCTTTGTTTCTTTCTTTGCTTTTATCGTGTGTCGGGTTAAGGTTTCTTTACCTTCTTCCGTTTGATATAACCATTTTGCAAAGCATTTGTGTTCAAAGCATAAGCCATACTTTCTCCGTTCTACCAGGTTACCACATCCGTATCCTTTTGCCTTATTTATGCCTTTGCACTTTTTCATTGCTCTAATGCTTCCTTTACCTTATGGTATGTGTCGCTTAAATCTTGATTGTAACTGTTTGGATGTAATGCATTGCTTACTTCATTCAAAGCATTTATTATGGTGCTGTGATCCTTGTTGCCAAATAGCTTACCAATGTCTTTCAATGTCATGTTGGTGTTGTACTTTAACCAAGCCATCAAGCTATACCGATAATACAAAACATCCCTTGACCTTTTTTTAAGAAAATACTTTCTGCTTACATTCAAATCATCACACAATATTTCCATATAGCTTGACACAACATTACTCAAATGATGTCCACTTCTTTTAGGTGATATTCTGTGAATGGTTAAATTTATTTCTTCTCGGTAATCTGGATAATCTTCTCTAATCTGTAAAAGTTTTCCTATTAGTTCTCTACTCATTTTGTTTTGTTTTATTGTCCGTTTAAAATTTGTTCTATTGATTTGTAACTGTATCCCGCTTTCCTTAGTAAGCCTATTAGCAAATCTAAATCATCATCATTTAGCTTTTGGATATTGTTTTGGAATTGGTTTTCAATGTCCTCATCAGTACATTTTAAAATGATTTCAAGTAATCTATTATCTTTTAATTCTGTTAGTGCTTTTATTATCTCATTCATATTTCACAAAATTATTGGTTTCAAAATCTTCTTGTCTTATGTATAGTGGTTTGCTTTGCTCGGCACTTATCCGAATCTTTACAAACTTACTAAAATCAAATGAATTATTGACCATATCTTGCCAGGTATAAACCTTCACATTTTTATCATAGCTTACAAAATCTGCAATGCTTGGTTTGGGATAACGACAATTGTCAATCACATAGTTGACTGCATCCGTAAATCTTTCATCTGTAAAGCCATTTCTTTTAAGGCTCTCTGTCAATAGGTCGGTGAACATAGCATCCGTTTTTTCAAATGCTGCAAGGATCCTTAAACAATTCTTTTTGATTCCTTCTTTACTCAGCTTACCATTGTAGATACTTATTGCACCATTTTCAATCCTGGAAATGCTTGTCAATGGATGCTTCAAATTGTTCTCTTGTAATATTTCGCTTAGTTTTTCCATTTGTTTTGTTTTTGTAGTTACCCTCTAATATCTTAATAAAATTTTGTTTTTGCATTAACCAATCAAAATCAGCTGTCCAACCCCTATTATTATCTCCATTTAAAAATAAAGATTCAGCTGTCAAATCAATGACCTTTTTTAAATCATCTTTTGAATATTCTTTCATCCGATTTGTTACAAGCATTTTTCTTTTATCTGTTGCCTTTATAACTTTTGGAAGATTAACACAAACACCATTAAAGTATTCAATCACACTATTGGCAACAATAGTATTATTCTTTACTTCTTTACTTCTTATATTCTTTACTTCTTTAGTTGTTGTTATCCGTTTGTTATCCGTTTGTTGTTTGTTTGTTATTGGTTTGTTTGTTTGCTTGTTATCGGATTGATACAAATCGTAGCAAACTACTGTTATCATTGTATTTAAGTTAGTAGTTTGGATTGTTATTTCGTTTGTTAAAATTAGCTTTTTTATTGCAGACCTTATCTTCATCTCCGAGATACCTATTTCTTTAGATAAATTCTTAATTGATGTGATAAAAGATCCTCGCTTAATCAATTGACCTTTCCAATTCTTATCCTCATAATTGGATTTTAATAGACAATGAAAGAACAATAAACGTACATTGACATCATCGTACCATTCCCATTGAACTAACTTTCTGTGCAGCTTAATCCAGCCTAAACTATATGTGTTCATATGTGTAAATTAGAAATGCCCTTATCAAATAGCCACGACCAAGAGGCATCTTCAACAAGGGCATTATAAAAAAAATTAAGTTTCATTTGGTCGTTATTTTTACAAAGATAAACTTTTATCTAGATGTTCTTGAAATATTCTTTTTTTAATCTGTAATAACCTCTTAATTCAGTTCTAGGGAATACCTCTTTTTCATCCTTATAGATTTGCACTTGGTTTGCATATCTAATCTTAAAACTGATTTCAGTTCCACTTCTAAACATATCTATCTCATGAAATGGTATGGGATCGCATTGCTTCAGTTCCAGGATGTCCAATTCCCTTTTTCTTGTAATGCGTTTGACACTCTTACCAGTTGTGATTCCATAGCAACTTCCTAATGTGCCAAGATGCACTTTTACCTTTTGACCTTCTTTAATCTTTTCCATTGATAGTGTTTTGAATTGCAGTTAATAAATCTTTGTTTTCTTTCTGTCCGAAAATTACATCCATAATATAATCTATCATCAATGTAAGTTCATTTTGTGCAGCCAATCCATCTCTTGCTTCTTGTTCATCTACATTACTATTTATGATACGTTCTAATCGGCTCAATTCCCTTTCTGTTGCATTCATAAAATTGTTATGATGTTGCTTGTAAGAGTGCTTTATTTGCCCATCTAACTGCTCAAAAGTAAGCTGTTGCAGTTGCATTAAAACCAATGCCCTTGAAATTATTCTTTCCTTTTTCATAATGATTGTTGTTTTAGGTTTAAAATATCCATGTATCCACGTTCTTCGCCTTGCTTTTTCCATCTTAAAGCCTTTTCATAATGCCTTTGATTGGCTAACATAAATTGCTTTAGTTCATCGGTCACCACTTCATATTTAGTGTACCGACCTCGTGATGTTTCACGAATCAAACCCATATCAAGCAAATCCGTTACCCTTCCAGATAACTCGTTTAATCCTTTCTTGTTTAGCTTAACTCTAAGCTGTTCTAAAGTCTGTGATTCTATTGTAAGCAACTGATAAACTCTTGCTTTGTCTGTGTTCCATTTTCCACTTTCTATTCCTTGAATGAAAGCATTATTTTGTGCTGTACTCATAATTTTGTTTTGTTTTTTTTGTTATTGAATAATGTTATTAATTGGTTTTACTGTGTTCATGTATTCTCGTGCTACCTTGATGCACAGATTTCTTTGCTCAATTCTTTCTTGGTCAAATGGATGTGGTATCATGTGGATCCTTTGGTCATCTGACAACTCAATGAAATCATCAAACCAAGATATTTGAACATTAGATGATTGGGTGCAATACTCAACAAGACCTTTACCAGTAAAGATGTGATTGCTTACTAACTCCACAACATCTGGTATAAACTCATCTCTAATTTCACCACTTAAATCTGATATGTTATACTTCCAATCCATTCGCTGAATCTCATCATCAATAAGATTTCCAGGTGTGTCAACTAAAACGTGAACAAGTAAACTATCTTTGATGTTCCACAAGTCCATGTAGCAATCAAGCTGTCTTAAATACAACTCATTTGGCTTTGATAATAGGTGCTTGTTAAATGATTCAAATGACCAAGCAGATTTTATGTCAATTATTACATCATCACTCTTAACATCTCGCAAACCAGTTACCCAATCATTTTGTTTCCTTTCTGTATCCTCTGTTAATCGCAAACCTAAGATTCTGCTTGTTAAATCTCGCCCAGATTTCTCTGCTTCTATTCCTTTAGTAAAGTATTTGTTTTCAAGTTTTGACCTTCTACCAGTTTGCTTCTCAAATACCAAGTCGTTTAAGTATTTCTTAGCTGTGTCATTTAGTTTATAAACATGGCTTTCATTGTCTTTATGTTCCAATGAATGCCAAGTCTTTTTCTGATTGTCCGTCAATGGCTTTCCAATTCCTTTTGACCTTTCTCTAAATGCTTCTAATGTTTCCTTTTGATTTTCTGTCAAAGGCTTCGGTAAATTTACAATAGTGCCTACCGAATGGCTGCGAAAAATGTGTTTTTCAAACATAATATTTTGTTTTTGATTTATGTAAAATTAAAAATTGATTATCTATTAAAAGAATTATTTAAGACTTTTTTGTTTTTCGTTT